GGGTTTTCTGTTGGCGTTGTTGGCGTCGCGCTCTTTCCGGACGGCTTCCGCAATCCGGTCGTTTGTTTCGACCGGTTGGTTCCAGAGCATCTGGTTTTCCAGGGACTTGATCCTTCCCATCAGTTCGCAGCCCGAGTCGTAGAGCCCCGCAAACTGGATTTCCAGTTGCTCGATCCGCTTGGTCAGGATGCCAAGCCTCCCGACAAGGCGCTCCTGCTCCAATGTGCGCTCATTGTGCGTACAATCCCAGGGGTCGTGCGGCCACCAGCTTGGGAGTTTCATCGCCTGTTCCTCCGGTGGAGTTGAGCCCTCAGGCGGTCCGTCGCCTTCGTGCCGGGGCTGATCTTTTCGCCCTCAACTTTTTTACCTTTGTGGGCTTTGCGTCGCAGACCGAGCAGAGCAGAGACTCTTCGGTGAAACGCTTTCCACATCTCAGACATTTTCTCCATTCGGGTTCTTTCATTCTGGTTCCTTCCGTAGGGTGCGGTTTTCCATCTTCCAAAGGTCGGGTTGAAGTGGGGGCGTATTTTCATTTCTTGTAACACTCCGCTTCGTGGGATTCCGCCTCGATGGGGCAGCCCTCCAGCCAGTCGGGGGTCACGGCCATCAGGCGGTTGACGTCCTCGCAGGTGACATCCTGGTCGACTTCCAGGATCACCTCGTCGTGAACGTGGGCCAGGACCTGTAGACCGGCGTCTTCCAGGCGCAGCAGGCACTCGCCAAACACGTCCCGGGCGGTGGCCTGGACCAGGTTCTCGCACAGCTTCCCGCCCCAGAAGGGGAACTTGGGTCCGCCCATGTTGACGCTCGCCCTCCAGTCGGGACGGCCGTGGGGACCCATCTGGCTGGAGATCCCGAAATACTTCTGGGCGCGGCCCGACGGCAGCTCGATGTGGCAGTCCTCGTTCTGGGATTCCCTGAAGGTCCGCTCGAGCTTGTTCCAAAGACTGACGACCTTTTGGTTCTTGCGCCGGTAGTTGTCGACGATCTCCTTTGATCTTACCTCATTTAAGTCAAGACCAGCCATCATCCTGGCCACCAGAACGAACTTCTTATACCCGCAGCCGTAGCCCAGCCCCAGGACCTGGGCCTTGGCCAAGGCGTACTTGGCCGGATCGCCCTTCTTGAGCGTGCCCTTGTTGCCGTTCCAAATCCCGGAGGCCACGGCGAACGCTTCGTAGATCCCGTAGCCATGACGTATCGCGTTAAGGAGAGTCTCGTCCCCGCAGAGCCAGGCTAGAACCCTGGGCTCAATCTGCGCCAAATCGGAGATGATGAATTTCTTGCCCGATCTGGGTACGATGCAGGCCCTGAGGTCGACTCCATGTATCTCTCCCTTGGGAAGATTTTGAAAATTGAACTTGGATTCCCCCGACCACCGGCCTGTCTGGGCCCCGAAATATTTTAAACCGAATGGGACCGTCCCGTCCGGACGCCGGCGTTTCCAGAGAATCTCCATCTTGGTGAAAAGCATGTTGGCCTTTCGCCAGTCCCGCATCGCCCCGACCCATGGGAACTTCTCCCCGTATTCTTCCTCCCAGCGCACGCAGGCCGGGTCATCCTCGGAGGTGGAGGGAGGCACCGGGATTCCGGCCTCCCGGCAGGCACGAGCCAGCTCGGAGACTTTCAGAACTTCGCCGGTATGGTCGTCGTTGGCCCACGGAAGCTTTTCGTTGGCCTTGATCCTTGTCCAGTCCAGGACGTTGAGCCCCTTGTCGACCAGGGCTGAATCGACCGCAAAGCCACGCCATCCCATCTCAATCGTTTGCCGGGAAAGCCTTTGCTCATTCTCCGGCATCCTGGCCAGGAAGGATTGCGCCAGATCCAGACAGTGGCGGGAGTCGTTCAGGGCATAGTCCTCGATCTCTTTGGACTTGCCCAAGGCCACAACATCGTTCCAGGTTTTGCCTTTCATAAAGGCCCGAGGGTCCTTGTTCACGACGGCTCCGAGCAGTTCCTTGGACGCCCCGCCCAGGTTGCGTGGGGCTCCCATAAAAACGGATAAATTGGCGGTGCAGGTAAATGTGCTTGGGGCCGCGCTGGTAACCCCACGTTCCCGCAACACTTGCATCACCGCCCCGTCAAAGGAGTAGTTGTGCGCGACCCAGTGCTTCCCGTCGATCTTGTCCCAGGGAGCCTTTTCCGGCCGACCCACGTACTCCACGTCCGGACCGACGATGGACACAAGATAGATGTCGGTGGACGGGTGGCGCAGATAGTGCCACTGCCCAAACGTGTCTATGTTGACGTCACTGGAGTACGTCGTCTCAAAGTCGACGGCGTACATTTACGGGACGATGATTCTTGAGGGTTCCTCCGGGGGATTCTCGACCTCGTGGGTGACGATCTCGAGTAGGTTGGCGACCTTTGGATAAATCCTCTGTGCCGCCGCCAATTCCAGATCCGTGGCCCCGAACCGGTCCAAATGAATCTCAAACCGAAGTTTTTCGTTTTCCGTGTCCTCAATGGCACGGATTCTCACATCAACGCTCATTGGCTGTTTCCTTTCGTTTTGTGCCATGACCCGATGACTTCGATGGGCTCCTTGAGGGGAGGGAAGTCGTATCGAATCTGGTCTTCCAGTTCCTTGACCTTCTGTTTCAGGCTGAAATTTTCCGCCTCGATGGTCTCGATGGCCTTCTCCAGTCGGGCCAGCCGGATATCCTCGGCGGTGGGGATAGGTTGGCTGGTCATCGTTCTTTCCTCCATTTGTCAAAGAGCCAGGCCCCAAAGCAGCAGAAAAAGACCACCAGGGTCAGCAGGGAAACGACAGCCGCCGCGGTAAACATGAATTTGATGGCTTCCATCATTTTCTGCGCCCCCGGTTTTTGCCCACGAACACATCCTCGGCTTTGCGGAAAGGCCAGAGCTTGGCCGGAAGCTTCAAGCTTTTCGGCCATGTGTACGAGACGTACGATGTCTTCCCTGAATTGGTTGTGTAGGCGGTGGTGTGGAACACCGAGCGGTGCCTTAGCCATACCCATGTGTAATGGCCGATCCATCCCAGGATCAGGCCGACAATAAACTGCTGCATCTGTCGTCCTCCTTGAGTTGTTGGTTGATTTTGTCCTTGAGGTTTCGGTTCTCTTTGCGGAGGTCCGCGTTTTGCTGCTCGAGCTCTCCCAGGATGGTCAGATGGTCCTGGCACAGGTGCATCAGCCCCTCGGAGACCTTGTTGGCCTCCTCGGCGTGTTGGCGCACCCGCCCCAGCTCGTCGGTCAGACCGTGGTAAAAGTCCCGTAGCCGGTTAAGTTCACGCTCGCTCACAGAAGGTCCTCCTTGACCATCCACGACATGACCCGGTCGACTGTTTCCTCTTTGCAGGAAAAAATCATAGTAACGACGGATCCAGTCGTCGGGTCCGTGGAGAACGTGAGGTGAGGGAACCATCTGGTTGCTAGCCATACGAAAAGCCTCATTCTCAAGCCCTCGAACATTTTTTCCCCTTCTCCTCGGCGATCACGTCCTCGATGGCCCGGACGATGGCGTACCCAAAAAGCTTGTGTTTATCGGACTGGATCAGATCCCTTCCGATATCCGCGACCTTGGAGAAAGTCTTGTCGTCCGTCTGGAAGCTGACTTCGCACATCTCGATATCCTTGCTACCCAAGCACTGGATGATCCCCAGCTCGTCTTGGTTTACCCGCTGGGCGTACTTGGCCAGATCCTTGTCCATGTCCACCTTGACCCCGACTTTCTGTTTCTTGTTATTTTGTTTTTTGTTCCTCATTCAACTTTTCCTTTCTTGGTTTTGAAGAGCAAGAACGCGGCTCTCACCATCCCGCGTTCCAGATGATCCACCGCATCCTCTCCGTTTGCGTCCTTGGCCGGACGGTTTCCGTCCAGCTGCATCATCGCCTGGCAGATGTGGTTGATGCATCGGTCGGCGTTGTATCTGCGGCTGTCGGTGTGAAACCATTGGCCAAACACGCTTTTATCGCTGCCCCTGGACATGATCCGGTGGATCACGTCCCAGGCCATGTCCGCGACTTCCGTCACGGACGGGCAGTAAAGTTCCGCACCTGTTTCAAAAGCCGAGGAGGCACTGTCAGGTTGGGTGGCCGTTGCAGGTTCTCCCTGCACACCATGGGTGGGAACTTCCGTCATGTTATTTGACCAGGCCGCGCACGAATTCGATGAACTCGGGCGTGTGGCGTGTGGCCAATTTGACCGTGGGTACGTACCAGCTGGCCGCGCTGTTGGTGCGGAGACTGGAGGTCAGCTCGTAAGCCGCCGTATCGATCCCCTCACGAAGCACAAACTGCGAATCCGTGAAGAGCTTGCGACCCGTCGCCTTGTAGGCCGACTTTGTGAGAAGCCACTGGGCTAACGCGTAGTGATCCCCCGCAAACTCAAACGGGAAGAGCGGGTGGGCCTTGGCCGGAGACTTGACCAGCACAATGCAGGTCATGGCCTCGGAGTAGGTGTCCGTACCCTCTTCCACGTCCTGATCGCCGGCAAGAGCTCCACCCGCCGCCCGCACGTCACGGATGGATGTGAAGTTCTTGGGCATCTCGCCGGAGCCGTAAGGGACGTCCTGGAGATAGAACTTGGCGATCCGGGTGACCGTGATGGTCGCCGGCTTCTTACCATCCCCCAGGAGGATCTCCCGGTTGTAGACGAAGGAGCCAGGAGGGAATTGGTTGGACAGCTCCCCGGTCTTGTTGACGAGGTTTATCTTCGGGATCGTGAGGTCCCGACGGCTGAACTCGCCCTGGATCTGGCCGTCGACCGATCCCTGGATGGCCAGGCTGGTCGAGGCGGTTTCGGTGGTGGCCAGCTCCGCGGATTCCGATGGCTCTTCTACGGGCGCAACGGCACGGGGCTGGGGTTTGGTCGCCGGTTTGGCGAATGATGTTTTCATTTGTTTTGTTTTTCCTTTGTTCGTTGTAGGTACCGAATTTCGTCTCCCCCTTGCAGAATTCCCGCATCGGTGAGCCGATCCTCGATTTCTTGCTTGAGCTTTTCCTTGGCCCCTCGCGGAGCCTTGTCGGAATAGGCTTTGAGCAGTTGCGCCACTGAGACCTCGGTCACTCCGGCAAACTCCTCAGGAGTCAGCCGGTCCTTGACCAGTTCCCATGTGATTTGCGGGTCTGTGACAGATCGGCGTCCCGCACGCGATTTGACCTCGAAACCAGGGATTTCCTCTCCGGTCTCAAGGACATGCCGTAAGTTCTCTTTGCGTACCTTGTCGCACCAAGGCTCCAAGATTCTCCGCAGAATTTCCGCCTTCCCACGCAACTCTGGCGTGGCCAGTTGCTCTGGGTTGTAAATGTCCAGAAGCTGCTGGTCTGGAGTCAGCTCGACAAATTTACTGGAAATGACCAGGGCTTTCTTGTGGAGCGCCGTGCAGGTGGCCTTGGCTCCGCAGTAAAGGCAGGTGAACTCGCTGGGCCTCAAGTCTTCCGGTTTGTGGTCCTTGGCCCTAGCGATGACCGTCATTACCCGAAGCCTCATGCGCTCCAGGTCGGTCTTCCGGTAAAACTGCGCCCTGCTTACGGTGTCCAGCCTCGGCTGGGCAAAGACAACCTCGACGCACTCCACCGAAGGCCATTTTTCGTACACACCGATGGCATAAGCCCAGCCCTGGAGATTGGTTTCTGCATCTTCAACGGCGTTCCACCCGAACTTGGCGTCCCCGATTTTGGCGTTGGTTCCGTTAACCAGGACAAGGTCGGCGGTCCCAAAGGTCAGCCCCATGATTCCAAGTCTCAGCTCTTGGTGGACCTCAGCTTTGGAGCCTTCCTGTTCAAGCTCCTCCCGCATCGAAACAAACAGGTCGCTGACCAGGCTCACGCAGCGGCTTTGCTCTTCGTTAAGACCCTTAAGGTCTCCAGTTTCCAGGGCGTGGTGCATCATCGTGCCCTCCGCCGCCTGGACAGACTGCTCGCCCTCCTCGGTCTTCCAACCGGGACACGCCTCCCGGTACATCAACTGGGAAGGGGAGAACTCGTGGTGTGCGCCCATCAGCTAACCCACTCGTCGCGGATATCTTCGTATTCGTCGACGGCTGCCTGAAGCTCGTCTTCCCACTTGGGAATGTCCCGCCCCTTGATGCCCTCGAAGTACTGGACTCCCAGAACGTAGAATCTGTTGGCCAGGAACTGGAGTTGCTCCGTTAACTTTTCAGTTTTGGTTTTCATATCGTTTCGATGTCTCCGTCGTTAAGGGTTTCGATGTTCTTCAGTTTCGCTCTGACTTTCTTCATCACCTGCTCCTCAATGGAGCCGGCGGCGAAAATTATTTTTTGCACAGCCTTGGACTTGGCCCCGGCCCGGTGGATGCGGCCCAGAGCCTGCTTAAGGTCGATGGCGGAATAGGTCGGGCAGATGAGGGAACTACGAGGGCGAACACCGTTCTCATCGTGCAGGGACACACCTACGCCACCGCTCTGGACCTGGCACAACATCACGTTGGTCTTGTCGCTTTGAAAATCGGAAATCATCTCCTCGCGCTCCTCGGTAGATTGCCCTCCCCAGATCATTGAGCCGGATTTACTAAACAATGACAAAAGCGCGTCAAGAGAATTTCGAAAGTTGCAAAAAATAACCACCGACCTCCCCTCGTCGAGCAATGAATCCGTCAAGTCCGCCAAGATCGGGACCCTCAACAATTCTGATTCCTGCCTTGCCCGCAGGATTTCCGTCATCGGGTGGGGCTTGTCAGCCGCCTTGCTAACTTCCAACTCGGCCAATCTGCGCTCCAGATCGTCGTATAGGCCTTGAACATCCCCACAATCGTAGGCTTCCGCGAATACCTCATTGTCGGGGAATTTGTCTCCCAGCTCACGAATCTTGACCCGGCTCGATTTAGGGGCCATGGCCTGGTGGATCACGGCCAGGCTCTTTTTCCCCCCAAAGTACGACATGGCTCCCCACGGGGCTTTCTTAACCCCGTTCTTGATGCACCATGGCCAGAAATCCGCGTATTTGTGCAAGCCCAGGACATACCCGGTGGCCTTCATGTCGAGGGGGTTTGAGGCGAAGGTAGCCGACAACATAAGCGTGTAGTAAGGGCGGGAGGCGATTAACATCTTCCCGTTGAGAGAATTAGGTCCTTTGCATTTGTGGACCTCGTCCCAGATAAAGAGTTGGTCGTATACAATCGGCTGTGACCATACCCAGGCCCCACCAACAAAGTCTCCGTATGGCGTGGAGCCGGCCCGAAGCTTTTCGTAGTTGAGGATAAAGGTCGGCTCAATTCCGGCTTCCTTGCACCAGTTCCTCCAGGCTGGGATTACGGCTTTTGGGCAGATGATAGCGACTGGCTTACCCAACTGCTTGGCAACCCAGACAGCCTTAGCCGTCTTCCCGGTGCCGGTGTCGCTCCAATCCGCTGCGACATGGTGCTCCCGCAGGCTCGCCAAAAGAGCCTCAGCCGAATCCTTCTGCCAGTCATACAGTTCCATCTATTCTGTCTTTCTCCCGTATTCCAAAAGTAATAAAGCGTCTGATATTGCCAAGGTTACGTCAAGATCTGGAAAAAGGTTCTGAGCCTTTGACTTTAACTTGTTTTTCCACTTGGTTCGGTTCCCGTCGCTCGTTCCAAGCCCTAAGAAGCTTTGCCATCTTTGAGGTCGGACCAGAACGATCCTGGCCGAGAGGCAGGTCAGAACGCCTAACAAGAACCCGAAATTGCGACCAAAAGTAAACATGGCTGAACCCGGCTGCGGCCTCCCGATGTAGCCGCCCACCTCCTCGATCAGGACAGTAGGTTTGTCCAGGTGATAATAGATCTCCTTTAATTTCTGTGCGATGTCCGGCTCCGTGGCCGGCATCGCCACGGCTCGCGCGCCGTAGGCCATCTTCCATGCAATCCCTCCGGACTTTCCCGGATCGATTGCAATCAGTTCCTTGGTGGGTGTCATTCATTCCTTTCTTTGCGACAGCCCTCTTTTTTATTTGGGTTGAAATCATACGATGCTCACGATCTTGGCTTTGGTCTTTTCCCTGGAGAGCCAGGACATCAAATCCGATTCGGTCACACGCGGACGGCCCCCCGCTTTCGAGTGGGGGAGGGGATTATGGTGCCGACGAAAATAGCTGTAGATTGTGCGACGAGAAACTCCGAGACGTTTGGTTAGCTCGGAGATTGTGTAGATGTTTTCACTCGGAAGATCCTTCGGCCAACCGTCTTCTCCGATGGGCTCCAGCTCCACGGCCAAATGGCCGCTGGGTTGGGTAAAAATCCTAACCGACTTAGTTTCGAGGGTAAGTCTCATGTGAGAGGCGACTAGGTGTAAGCGTCAGCGCATACATGGCAAGTAATTTCTTCTTTTTTTTTACATTTTTATTTTTTCGGCTTTTGCCGCTTCCGCCAAATAGCTCTCCAAAAGTTTTCGCACGAGTTGCGACATTGAGACGCCCTCCTTCCTCGCCTGGTCCAGAGTCCTGATTTTTAGTTTACTGGGGAGGAGCAGGTTGGTTTTTTCTGCTTTATTGTCGTGGAATCCCCTTTTCACAAGGGGGAATCTTAGTAGCTCAAGTATTTATTGGCAAGAGCGTAAATACTTATAAATACGCTACTTATACTTAACAAATGCGCCAATTATACGCCACCTAATCCGCAATAAACCTTATCCCTTTTAGGCTATTATTTTTCTTTTTTAGTTTCGGAAGCTTTGTCCCACTGTTTAAGGAGCAAACCCCGAATATACTCAGAGGTCGATTGCCCCCGCTTCGTAGCCTCCGACTGTACCCAAGTTAAAAGATGCTTGGGTATGGTGAAGGTCGCCGTGGTCTGGTTAGGCTTTCTTTGATTTGGCATGCCTGATTGGGACGATATTTTCTGCCGCCACCGGGCGGATCTCAAAATATCGCTTGGCCACCTCCTGGGTTATGGACACCCCGTTGAGAGACACCGTTTTATAAGTGCCCATCAACATGCTTACCGAGTGTCCGCAGGCCAGGGCTGTCCTGGCCGCGTCTTGCGTATAGGCAAGATAGTAAGAAGCAAAACTGTGACGCATTCCGTTATCGATCCACTTCTGCGGGAGCTTGGGGTTGTCTGTCTTGGTGAGCCAAGGGCTGATAAAGCGGGTCGGCTCCTTGGTTCCCATCGAGGCCATGATATTCCCCTTCTTGCCTTTGTACGGAGCAAGCCACTCGGCAAGATTCGGGAGGAGGGGAACAAGACGGGATTGGTTGGTCTTGGTGATGTTTCGGTCCAAACGGATGTTACCCCCGACCCAATCAATGTCCTCCCAGCTAAGCCGGCATAACTCGGCGGTGCGAACGCCCGAAAAGAGGCCAATAGCCAAGGCCGGGATGAGCTTGGATTCGGCCAGTTGCAACATGGCCTCGGCCTGTTCTGGGGAATAGATCTCCACGTCGGGACGCTTGAAACGGATTTCTTCGGATTTCTCGGCTGCGTGCCGCTTGTCTTCCATCAAGTAGCCTTTGCGTCTGGCGTAATTGAAGAGGACGATAATGGACGCACGGTGATTGTGCCGTGTCCTTGGGGCGTACTGGGGGTCATCGAGATATTCGTCGATGTCCTTGGGGGTGATGACGGAGATCGGGCGGTTCATCCTTTCCGAGAACCTGGTCAGGTGATGCCGTATGGTCAGCTTTTGCGATTTCGAAAGGTTGGGGTCGGCATCGTTGCGCTTGAGAAACTCTTCGACCAGCTCCTTGAGTCTGACCTGTTTGACCTCCTTGGGATTCTGCTCGACCCAGGAACGAACCACCCGGTCCAGCGGGACGCCGTTGAGCATGTTTTCGCACTGGCGGTAGTACTGGAGTTCTTTCTGCGTGATCTCGGTGGTCGTGGCTGAGCCGTCGGCCAATTGTTCGGCAATTGCCTTGGCCTCGCGTTTGGCCAGTTCGAGCGATGCCATGCCCCGGCGCATGCGCTTTTTCCCGATGTACCAGGAGATGATGTAGGTCATGTATTCCTCGTCTCCCCGACGAAGAGGGCACTCGTAAATTCTGACCTTGGCCCAGCCCTTCTGAATAATAATCGGTTTCATGGTGTTAGAATCTTGACACAGTATCTTGACAATCTTGACATGAGTCAACAGAAATCTTTGCTTATTGTTGCCGATTGCATTTCCCAGGTTGCACAGGTAATTTACTCTAACTGAAGGAGTTAATGGAAATAGTTGGAAGTTAGTGACTTACATGGACGGGTCGTTAGCTCAATGTGCAGCTTTGGGAAGTAGTTAAAGATCAACAAATTATAGAAATCGACCAAAAAATCTTGACGGAATCTTGACAAATCCTATGGTTTTCCCATTGGGTTATGGCTGAAGGCTTTGAAAAATACGGGCGGATTTGGCCAATTGGCACCACCGAGGTCACGATTGAGCTAATGGGATTCCGGGAAAACTACGGCCCGGAGGTTGGAGGCCTTGGGAAATACGGGCATTTCAGGCGGGTAGTGGAGCTCCTTTGGCCCTACGACGCCAAGAAGAACAAAAACGGCTTTCAGTGGAACCCCTGGGCCGAGCGGATTTTCGAGGAAGCCTGCAAATGGAATTACCTTGGGATCTCCGGGCCCAAGTCTTCCAGCAAGACCCACTGCATCGGGATCTGGGGATTGGTCAATTGGCTTTGCGACCCCTTCAACACCCTTGTCCTGGTTACCACGACATCCGTCCGAGAGGCCAGAAAGCGGATGTGGGGTGTGATCCGGGAACGGCATTTGCAGATCCCGGGCTTACCTGGCCGGATTGTCGATTCGATGGGAAAGCTGATTCTGGACGAGGCCGGTAGCGACCGGTCTTCCATCACCCTGATCCCGTCGGCCAAGGACAAGGAAAAGGAAGCAACCGAGAAGCTGATCGGGCTAAAGAACAAGCGGGTGCTCCTTTTGGTCGACGAGGCCACGGACGTCTCCCCGGCGATCTTCGAGGCCATCCACAACCTGGACTCCAATCCGTTCTTCCAGTGCATCGCTCTCGGTAACTTTGCCTCCGCCTACGACCCATTCGGCCAGTTCATCACTCCGACCAATACCTGGAACAGCGTCAACGCCGATATGGACGGCTGGGAGACCTCCCGTGGCTACTGTGTCCACCTGGACGGCGAGAGAACGCCCAACCTCGATGCCGATGACCAGTGGCCGTTTTTGTTAACTTCCCGGCAACTGCGGGAAGCCAGGGAGTTTCAAGGGGAAAATAGTCTTTCCTACTGGCGGTTTATCCGGTCGTTCCCTGCGCCCGTTGGCGCTGAGCAGAACATTTACAGCGAGGCCGACATCCGGAAATTCGAAGGAGAGGCTTTGCCCAAGTGGGACGGGCAGCCGACACGGGTGGCTGGTTTTGACCCGGCGTTTACCAACGGCGGGGACAGGTCGGTTCTTTACGTCGGCAGTTACGGCAAGAGCGACCTGGGCCTGACCACCATTTGTTTTGAGAAAGCTCACATTCTGCGGGAAGACGCCACGAAGGCCAATGAGCCGAGAAACTTTCAAATTGCCAGGATGGTCCGTGAAATTTGCGAAAGGGAGGGCATTAAGCCCGAGCATCTGGCGATTGACGCCACCGGAGCCGGCGATCCGTTTTGCGACATTTTAAGCGAGACCTGGAGCAACCGGATCTTCCGGGTGAAGTTCGGCGAAAAACCCACAGAGCTTCCGTTAAGCGTGGTTTCCCCGATCAAGGGCAACGAAAAGTTCAGCAACCGGGTCAGCGAGCTTTGGTGGGTGGGGGTGGAGTTTCTCCGTGGCAACCAGCTTAAGGGAATCACCCCGGAACTGGCTCGAGAGCTTACTTCTCGAAAATACAGCACCATGTCCGGGGGGAAGCTGGTCGTGGAACCCAAGAAGGACATGAAGGCCAGGATGGGGAAGTCCCCCGACTTAGCGGATGCGGCCTGTCTTTTGGTCGACCTTTGCCGGCAACGCCTTGGGGCCGTGTCTGGGGGCAAGCTGGCGGCCAACCGTGGCAAGGACTGGCTTAAGCAAGCCCGCAAATTGGACGTGGCTTCGTACCAGGACCGGCAGCTTTTGGGGGCAAGTTGGGGTGTCTCTTGACGATTCGAGGTCAGTGTTAGAATCGCGAAGACGTGTCAATCGAACTCGAAACAATCTCCGAGTCCGGAAAAGCCCCCAAGACAAGGATTAAGGACTCTAAAAGCGCACATGCCATTTACATGGCGATGCGCCAGGCTGACGACGCTGCGGCCATCGATCGGCAAAAAATTCAGTCGATGTTGGACGGGGAGCCCCCGTATTCCCCCAGCCAGTTAAAGGCCCTTGGCCAGGGGTATCGCGCCAACCTTAATTTTGGTGAGGCGGCAGCAGCTTTGGAAACATCGCTTTCCGCGTACTCTGATTTGGTTAACTCCGTCCCTCAGCTTGCCCAGGTCAAAACCTCGTTTGGCGATCCGTCCGAGCGGGTGGAGTGGGAGCAGATTATCTCGGAAGAGTTTCATCGCACCGTCACGGACTGGGATGAGTTTTTCTACAAGCAACAGCTTCTTTCCCACCAGTTTGTTGCGTACGGCGTCGGCTTTACCTATTTCGAAGATAACCGCAACTGGCAGTGGAATGTTTGTGGACTCAAGGATTTCAAGGTACCGCGGGGAACCCCGGCCTCAGACTCCAAATTTGATATTGCGGTCATCGAGAGAAATTTTTTAGTCGGAGAGTTGTACGGCTTTATCGAAAATCCCAAGGTCGCCAAAGAGCTTGGTTGGAATGTTGAAGAGACCCGCAAGACCATCCTTCTCGCTTCCGAGACAGACAAAGCGACAGGCCGCGATTGGGAGAAACTCCAGGAGGAACTTAAGAACAACGATCTCACGTATTCCCATGCCCGCTCCAAAGTAGTCCGTTGCGTTCACTATTTTGTGAAAGAGTTTGACGGAACCATTTCTCACTACATCGGAACCAGGGCGGGAAGTGAGAGCGATTTTCTTTTCAAGAAGCCAAGCCGATTCAAACACGCCAACGAGGCGTTCTGCCTTTTCGCTTACGGGATTGGCACCAACGGACTTTTACATTCTGTCCGCGGGCTTGGGTACAAGCTTTTCCCCTTTGTCCAGCTGTCCAACCGCCTTCGCAACGCCGTCGTCGACGGCGCGATGCTTTCCTCCGCCCTGATGATCCAGCCTGCGACCGGGGAGGACGTCAGCAATCTGACCTTGATGTACAACGGACCGCTGTCCGTGCTTCCTCCCGGCATCAACGTGGTCGACAAGGCCATGCCCAATCTCGCCGGCAACGTTCTTCCGATCGTCCGTGATTTGGAAGTTGTCCGGCAAAACAACACCGGGACCTACAACCAGAAGCAGGTGATGCCCGAAGGCGATGCCAGGACCGCCACCGAAGTCCAGGCTCAGCTTGCCCAGCAGTCGATCCTGGGGACCCAGGCTATGAACCTTTATTACACGCCCTGGCAGAAACTCCTTTCCGAAATGTTTCGCCGGCTTTCCACCGTCAAATACCGATCGGACGAGCCGGGTGGCCGGGAGGCCCTTGATTTCCGTAAGCGGCTGGAAGCCCGAGGCGTTCCTTGGGAGGCCGTCCAGAAGGTCTACCGGGTCAATGCCGTCCGTGCCGTGGGAGCCGGAAGCCCCGGAGCCCGCATCTTGGCCTTTAACGAGTTCTTGCAGATTCTCCCCAGGTTTGACGAAATCGGTCAGCGCAATCTGATTCGTGACCGCGTGGCGGCCAGGGTCGGTTACGACCAAGTCGACCGTTACCTCCCCAAAACCGAGCAGGAGCGTATCCCTGTCGATGCTAAGATTGCGGAGCTTGAGAACAGCACCATGCAGGGCGGACGCGGGGTCAGCGTTAACCCCGGCGAGAATCACGCAGTTCACGCCAAGGTTCATCTCGAAGATGCGATGCGCTTTCTCCAGGCGCTTCAGCAAAACCAGGTCGACCCGAGGGTTGCGATGGGTTACCTCCAACTCCAATACCCCCACAGCACCGCCCATCTCGAGCAGCTTGCCGGCGATCCTATGCGTAAGCAAGAAGTGGGGGCTGCCCGGGAAGTTCTTAATCTCATGCGGGAGGCTATCGAGAACATTGGCAAGCAAATGGAAGCCGAGGCTCGTCGCGCAGCCCAGGCCCAGGCGATGCAAGGCGGGCAGGGAGGCGGGGTCGATCCAAAGACTGCGATGGCCTTACAGAAAGCCCAGGTTGAGGCCCAGATCAAAATGCAGAACGCAAAGCTCGACCAGCAGCTCAAGATCGCCGACACGCAGCAGAGGATGGCCATCCGCGATGCCGAGGCCGCCCAGAAGATCCGTCAGAATAGCCTTGCGTAAAGCGTCTTGACTAAATAGAGTCATACGAATATGAAAATCACAGACTGGGCCAAACGCGAAGATTTGCAGATTCAATGGAAAAAGCTTTGGGAAACCGACGATGCCTTGAAGGCCGGGTTCGAGGTCTTAAAGGATGTTGCTCTCCCGATCGAGGCGAGAGTTCCCGCCGGGGTCGACTCCATCCAATACAACGCCCTAATGAACGCAAGGCGTGAGGGCTATTATGACGCTTTAAGAAACATCGAGGCGCTGAAGGAGATCAAGAAACCCCAAGCCCCGCTTCCAGAACCCTGGAGCGAGGCCAAGCAGGAGGAATAGCCCACCATGCCCACCGCCACCGCCGAAGAAGTAGTATCCCCCAAAACGGAAGCTGCCGTTACCGCCAAAACCCAGGAGCCCAGCTTTTCGGACTTCCTGGACCAAGCCCTCGGAACAAACGAGTCCCCGGCTCCCGCCCAAGCCCCGACCCCCGAAGCTGAGGCTCCGAAGCCCGAGGCTTCCGCCGCACCTTCCGCCAAGACGGAAGCGGTGAAAAGCGAGCCGGCTAAAGCCACTGAAGAAGCCGCTTCGAAAATCCCCGGATCCATTTTGGACCAGCTTGGGAAGATTGGCGTCGAGGAGAAGAAAGAGGCCGCCGCCAAGGAAGCCGAGACCGAGAACAAGGTTGAGACTGAGAAGTTGCCCGAAAACACTCCGCCGGCAGCCCAAACCGCCTTCGCCAAGCTGACAAAAGAACTGCGTGACGCCAAAGCCAAGCTCAAGGATTTTGAGGGCAAAATCGCCGACCGGACTGAAGCGGTTGAGAAGAAAGGCGGGGACGTTGAGACCGACAGCCAGCTCAAGAGCCTTCAGGCCAAGTTGGAGCAGTTCCAGAAGGAACGGGACGAATTGGAGGGCGAGCTTCGGTTTAGCCGTCTGGAAGCCACCCGGGAATACAAGGCAACTGTCGGGGAGCCGATCAAATCGGCAACCCAGGCGATCGCTGACCTCGCCAAAGCCTACGAGATGAAACCCAATGCCATCTTGGACACGGTTTCAGAAGCCGACGGGGCCAAGCGCAGGGCCATGCTTAAGGAATTGACCGGTGACATGGATGCCGCCGACGCCCTGGCTGTACGCATGAAAGTCGACGAGCTTGTTCAGTTAAACGCACGGAGGGAAGCCATGGTCAAGGACAGCCAGGCCACCCTTCAGGCTTTGGAGAAAGCCGAAGAGGAGCAGGAAAGGGCCGAACGCGCCAAGTACGACGCGGAGGCCAAGAAAGCTTTTGGTGAGGTTTGGAACGAGTTCCAGGAACAACTCCCGATCCTGAAGAAAATCGAAGGTAACGACGGGTGGAACAAGACCATCGACGAACTTCGCACCCAGGCAGAAAAACTGGACGCGGAGCCTTTGGACCATCGGCAGAGGGCGGCTTTGACCTATCAGGCTGTTTCTCTTCCTTTGATGATCCAGGTGTTCAAGGATTACGTGGCCAAAACTAACCAGGAACTTACCGGTCTTCGCTCCGATCTGTCAGAGTACCGCAAAGCGACCCCAGCCGCTGGCGGTGGGCAAGCCCCGGAGAAAACCGAAAAGCTCGACCCTGGCGTAAGCTTCCTGGACGCAATCGAAAAGGGGTAAGCCTTCGTGGATGACTCGCCCTACATTCTTGATGGGGCGGACGCCTCGCTTAGAAAGACGGTAAGTCTCCTCAACAAGATTGAGGGGAAGACAGTCTCCGCCCCGACATTAGATTTGTCGGTTTTGTCGGATATTTCCGGCGTTAGTCGTGGCGTTGTCGAAAATCGATCCGGCATTCTCACTGGAGGCCTGGGGCATGTAAAAATATTCCGCGCAAACCGAAAACGTACATATTTGTTTATTCAAAACACAAGTTTGAAAGTCGGGATGATTGTTGGTATTGGCCGCACCCCCGAGACCGCCACTTCGATTTTTCTTCCCCCAAACGGTGGAGGTGTGGTGTATGACGGAAGCTTTATTCCGACGGAAGATGTCTGGATTACCAGTGGTGGTGGCACTCTCGGTTCAGGTTTGGTTTACATCGCCATGCAGGCACCCCCAGACCCAGACCCAATTATTGTCGGGTCGGGCGGAAGCCTAACCGGCTCGTATTATCCCTATGATGTTGGATTTGGGGAAAGTTATTTTTCCCTTGATAGAGGGCCTTTAGTTTGTTGGTTGGAGGCAAACTCGATCGTCGACATCGGCGGATTAAATGGAACCTACAGTTCTGGCCAAAGGTATGTAAGTCAGTGGCCAGATCTTAGCAGCTATAACCAGCAAATCTCAGCTTTTGACTTACGCCCACTTTTTATGAGGGACATTTTTACGGTAAGCGGTTCTTATGTCCATAACCCTGGCTTCTATGTCGCCCAAGTAAACGGCGTTTATACAAGGAGAGAAGACGTTCTTTTAGTTAACGGGGAAAAACACTTTTTGTACAGAAAGTCAGAAGACGGGATGAATCTTGGTGGAAAATGTGATCTTTATCGCGGGCAAAATAGCGATTGGACTCTATTTCATTATGATGACGGTGGCTACCAAACCACTCTTTACCCCGTAACTCTTGCGCCCAGAGGTTATCAATACCAGGATATGTTTTGGTCGGCACCTTCTTTTAGTCAAGCAGGTCGCTTACTTCAATATCCTAACGATGGGTTATATCTCGGCAACTTGAATTGCGAATGGGAGACCTCCCACGTCCGGTTTGACGGGCAAAGGTTTTTTCAGTCTGCTGCGTCTCCTTTTGCCGGCCTGCGCCCGGAAGATCTCGACGGCGCAACTTGTGTTGTGGTTAAAAGAAATTATTTGCCCCCAGGGGTAAGTACTTATTCAAACCCAATGGTTATCCAGGATATTACTGGTTCCCCTGGAGACCCCGGCGAGATTCGTTACCAACAGGGGCAATGGTTTTATAAAGGCAATCTTTTTACGAATGTTACCACAGAATGGGTAGCATCACCTATATCACAGGACAATTCCGAAATGACAAATTGGCATATTGAAACAGTTAGGTTTGATAAAAACCTAAACCAAACGACTTATTTTGTAAATGATTCCGAGAGGCTCGCTGCTTATTATAGCGTAGGGAGTTTTATTTTTGGTTTTCGTGGCTACGAACCGATGCGGATCGGTGGCTACTATAAAAACAATAGTTTTTCCTACTTCAGGGGGGACGTTGCAGAAATTCTGATTTACAAAAAACCCTTATCGGAGAACGAGCTTGAAGAAGTCTGGGAGTACCTTAACTCCAAATACTCTATCTATTAGCTCATGATAATGAGCGATCTTCCAAGCATTTCAGACGGGGCAGACGCGTCGCTGCGAAAAACCGTAAGTCTGCTCAACAAGCTCAACGCCAAGACCAGTGTCCCCGCCACAATATCCCTGAGCGGTTTGGCTGAGCTTAACGGAGTCAGCCGCGGGCCGATAGAGAACAGGTCCGGGTTTGTCCCCGGCGGGCTTGCTGTGAGAGTCTTCAGGAAAAACCCAAAAAGAACCTACCTCTTCTTTCAGAACAAAAGCGGGTATCAGATGTATGTCGGCATCGGTCGTCCCCCGAAAATCCCCAACGTCGATTGTATTTTGGTCCCAGGTGGAAACGCAGGGGTTAAGTTTTGCGGGAGTTTTATCCCCACCGAAGACATCTACGTTCTGATCGACTCCTCCAGCAGCGTTAATTCGAATTTTATCGCACTTCAGGCCCCTCCCGATCCCGACCCGATTATTGTCGGTTCCGGTGGAAGCCTTACCGGAAGCCTTACCGGGTCTCTCTACCCATACGACATCGGGTTTGGCGAAGACTATTTTGGTGGTGGAGAACTCGGGACTACAAGTCTTCTTGTTGGTTGGTATGCGTTCACAGCTACGGGGCCGAATTTTGACCCGGCTACAGGAAACCCGGTAGTCGAAAATCAAGGGGGTAGTACTTATCTTGGGGTTGAGGGCCAAAGACGGGTTACTATCTGGGTAGACGAAAGCGGCTTTGTGACTTCTAATCAAGGCGGCATATTATACGCCGAACATTTTGAGCAGAATGTAGACCGTGGGGACTCGCCGTTTTCCCGCGAGCTCACCAACTTGGGTGTTCCTATTCCAGGTCCGGACGGCACCACTGAGCCCATCCGTTGTTTTGGGTTTGATCCGGCTCCCGGGAACCCAAAATATTTAAGGTTCCGGAATCCTTGGAAAGGCCGCGAGCTTACCTCCACCGGGCTCGAGGCCTTTTTTGTTTTAAGGCTCGGCGCGTTCCCCGAGTGGACCCAAATGGCAACCCCTATCGGGGGTCTTGGTTTTTCCGGAGGAGAGTATTACGAAAATGTCGGCGGCGGTGTTCGTATCAGCAGCTCTTTGGGGATAAATACCCGGGTTTGGAACCTGCCTCTAGCCAGTGTTTCCGAGTTGCAACAGTGGCACATTATGAACATACGAACAGGAAAGAATGGGGATTGGGCCTGTTCAGTGTACGGCTCATCGATCGAAGGCGGTCAGAAAACCGCCAGTTATTCGGGGAGGACCTTTTTCCCGGCAACCTATATCCCGTATGTCGAGGTTAGCGGAATAACCCATGTCAATCCAGGTGGGCCGGAGCTTAACTTTAACGGAAAGTATTTCAGGGACGGAAGCTTAACGGATCTACAAAACGGGAGGGCGAGTTACCGCCGCATAACTGAATGGAACCCATCCTTGCCTTGGCCTGTCGGTTTTGAAAACGACTATGCTATTTTACAAAGAGGCCCTGAGTCCAACGGTGCTTGGGTGCTTTCTTATCGCAAGACGCCAACACAAATTTACCCGCGCGTAAATGTTGCATCCTCAAGTTACAGCACTGACCATTCTAATGTTAACCCGATTGGGGTGCCGCTTCTGGGGATTGGAACGCTCCAGCCCCAGAACGTCCTAAGCGGGACTATTTTAATGGATTCTGTACAAATACGGAGTTATTCGACACCCTATAAACAGGGTAGCCTCGATCCAGACTCGCAGCAGGTTTTTCTTGGCCGAACTCTCGCCTATGACGACTTGGGGTTTCGCGGGAGCATGGCCGAGGTTATGTTGTATGACGGGGTTCTTTCAAGCTCCCAGAGGTCGGCTGTCTTAAGTTACTTGGAAGAGAAATTCAGCGAGGTGTTGTGAAAGCCTATCTTTCCTATTGCACTTCCGGGTACTACAACAATCGCCCGGACCCGTTTGTGTTAGACCTGACCAAGATCTGCGTGTGTTACCTCCAGCACAATTTTGGTGAAGTCCACATGATCACGGACTCAGCGTCAAAGCCCCACTTTGAAGGGATTGCCTTTGATAGCATTACCACCGAGCTTGACGCCGTACCCAAGGAATACCCCGAAGCCTGGTCCCTTTCCAAGCTGTTTGCTTACCGCGAAATTGCCCGTAGGGGGGATCCGTTTGTCCATACCGATTACGATGCGGTGCTTTGGCAAGGTCTCCCGGAAAGGCTGCTTAAAGCCGACATATTTGCCCAAAGCTACGAGAACGTTTTTGATTGGAGGTACGATCCCGAAAAATTTTACCGTAATTGCCCGAATCGTTACGTGTTCAACGAATGCTTCCCCATCAAGGCCGTCAATGTGGGAATCTTTGGCGGGAAGAATCTTGGTTTCGTGGATTGGTACTCTAACGAGGGCATAAAGCTGGTTACCGACCCCGCTAATCGTTGGTTTTGGCAGGAATACAAGGGTTTTGAAATGCACTGGTCCAAGGCTGTCATTGCCGAGCAGATGCTCTTGGCAGCTTGCGCCGGCGTCAGCGGAACCAAGATAGAGGTTCTCTTTGACCACTTTTTGCCGCAACGGAAAGGCGCGGAGACCAGAGCGACAGAAGACCGAAAGCCCTACACCCACTTGATGGGCAAAAAATCTGATCAATCTGTCAGAGACGCCGTGGCCAAAATGGCAAGGCGCGTGGTTCGTGTTAAGAGGAAGATGGTGAACCTTGGATTTGACCACCAAAAAACTGAGGTACCATAAGAGACCTAAATGAGCGTTTTCCCAGGTAGCCCTCTTCCAATTGAGAGTTTGACTGACGCCCAACTTCGGGCGAGCCCCGTTCCTGTTTCGGTCAGCGGAACGATTTCAAGCAAAGTCGCCGGTTGGGATATCCCAATCCACGATTACCGAGCCCTCGGCTACACCAGTGGAAATCTTACCTCGGTCACCTACAAGACCGGCGGGGCAGGCGGAACGACGGTTGCCACGCTGACGCTTGGGTATGACGGAAGCGGCAATCTCACAAGTTTAACCAAGACCTGATATGGCTAATCGCTGGGCAGTCGCAAACGGAAACTGGTCGGCCACGGCGACCTGGGATGGCGGGACTTTGCCCACGTCGGCCGACGATGTTTTTGCTAACAATTTTACTGTTACGCTTGATCAAAACGTAACAGTTTTAAGCATACGGACCGAATCTGCCACAGGTATCAATGCTGGCGGTGGTTTTGTGCTTAATTCTGGTATCTCCTTAACCGCAGATGTTTATTCTGGGTCCGCGGCTACCGGAGGCACGACTGTTTCTGTTAACTACGCCTCCCCAGGAAGCTCGACCATTAACGGAAATATTTTTGGGGCTACGCAGGGAACCACAAGCACACTTTACACTGTACTAGTAAGTAACTCAGGCACATTGACTGTGAACGGAAATGTTACTGCCGGGTCCGGATCTGCGGCTAATAGGCATGGTCTCCGCCAAGCTTCTACGGGTATCATTAACATTAACGGAAATGTGGTCGGCACCCAACTCGCAATAGGCGGGAATACTCCGGCAATATCTATGGCAGGAGGAACAGTTAATATTACGGGTAATGTTATTGCCGGAAAAGCCATCTATTGCCCTGGAGTCAGCTCGACTGGTGGTACACTCAACGTAACTGGAGAAGTAAGCACAGACCCAACCACAACTCAAAACAACGGCGCAATTGAAGCGCAGAACACAAATGTTACGGTAAACGGAATTTGTCGTTACCAAGGGGCTTCTGGTTCAAGATGTATAGCTTCTTCTGGGAGCGGCTCCTGTCAACTTTCAGGTAGTTTTGTCCATACCGGAACCGGAAATGGTGGTCTTCTGGCTTTATCTGGGACTGTTAACGGAATTATAAATTTTGGGTTTAACAATGGGACTGTAGGCTCTGCTAGCGGGACCACTGTTACACACGATGGTTCTGGGTCTTTGGTTATTCATGGTTCTTTACAAAGAACAGGCCCCGGATCTCTTTTAACTACGTCAGGCTCAGGCAACCAATCGGTTACACTTAATGGGGATATCTTTGCTACGGGTGGATTAGGGTCTATTGTTCAACACAACAGGACTAGCGGAACATTTACTGTCAATGGGAATGTGTCAGCTCCTTCTACCGGTACAGGGAACCAACCTGGTTTTTACGTCCAAGGGGCTAATACGACAGTCATAAATGGGAATTGTACTGGAGGGCCATTTAACGGTGTTCAAAATCAAGGCTATCTTACGATATCTTCTGGCTCAACCTTAACTCTTAATGGTTCAGCTATCGCCGGAAGTGGAAGCCAGTCTGAAGGGGTAAGGATTGGGGCCGCTTCATCTTTTGCCTACATAAGAAGAGCCGTTGGCAACGCATGGGGGACAGGGTCTGTTGGGTTAATCTCCACCGTAGGCGCAGCTGGTGTTCAAGGTTCTACAATTACGGTGCAAGAACTTGAGTTTGGTCTGAGAGGTCAAGCCCCAGTCGGTAACGAGTGCCGAATCAACCTCCAACCGAACAGCGTTGTTATTTTTAGGGATGTCTCCGGGAACGCAGTCACCCTCGTTAACCCATCTTCCGTTGTCACTCCCCCAGCCGTCACAGACGTCCGCTCCGGGGTCACCTACAACGCAGGCAACCTTACTGGAACCTGTGCCGTCCCAGCCGCAAACTCCGTGGCCGCAGGCGTGGCGGTCGACAACACCGTCGGCACCGCAGTTTTGACCCAGGCTAATGTTTGGGACTATGCCCTTTCGTCGGCCTCGAGCGTTGCTGGGTCCGTCGGAGAAAAGCTCAAGAAAACCGCCATACCCGCCGACATTATTGCTCTTGGGTAACCTAGAGCCTACTTGACAGATTCCAGTCTGGTATATTTTTAGATTAGCTAGACACGTTAAGACACGGGCGTATCTCCGGGCCGCCGCCGGATAGTCAATGACGGGTCAAAGCATCGGGCAATAAAAGCTCCGGGATGCCGCCGGGGGAACCAAACACGGAAACTGCCACTACCTATCGGTAATGGGCTTACAGTTTCTTAACTCACTTTTGAAAGGATAACTACCACAATGGCTACTACTTACTCCGTCGAGCAGCTGCTTGTGAAAGAGTCCGGCCGTATCGGTCCCGACATCTATCGCAAGACTGTCGACACGAGCCCCTGGCTCAAACTGGTCAAGCAGGATGCTTGGCCCGACGAAATGGGTGATTCCGTTTCGACCCTCATCTATGAGCGTTCCCTCCCGTATGACGCGAGCGGCAACCTCAAGGCTAACTGGACCAGCCTTCAGAGCAACGCGGTTGTTGGCAACGCCAACGACGGCACCGGCACTGATTCCGGCAGCTCCAACGCCGTCGCCCCTCTGGGCGGCACGGTCGAGTTCGGTACCCGTCTGCGGAGCTACAACCTCCAGCACACGAGCCTGAACAGCCCGGACGTCTCCCTGAACGACCTGCGTTTTCCGTTAAAACGGAAGGAGCAGCTCTCCAACATCATGTCCATCCTGACCGAGTCCACTCGGGAAGTCTGGATTGAGCGTTATCGGGACGAGTACATCCGTCTGTCCGAGAACAAGCTGACCGCCACTCTGCGTGCTGCCGGCGCTGGTGAAAACACCACGTTTGGCATCGTCAACAAACCTGACACCACCAATGACGGAGCCGCTAGCCGTTTCGGAGCCCCCGACACGGTTACCGCCGCCAACAACCTTGAGTTGACCCAGGGTATGCTCGACCGCCTGTACTTCGCGCTTCTGCGCGACGGCGCTGCGGCCGAAGCCTACAGCCGGATCAACGGTGCCCCGGTGTTCCTGCTCATCACCTCGATGGAAGCCAGCGACGCCCTGATCCGCGCCAACGCCGATGTCCGCCAGGACTTCCGTTGGAGCGATCGGGTCAGCGAATTGCTCGCCCCCCTCGGCGTGCAGCGGACCTACCGGAACTACTTCCACCTGGTCGATCCGTTCCTGCCCCGCTTCAACTACACGGGCGGAAACTGGGTCCGGGTGCGTCCGTATACCCGCGTGGCGGCTGGCGATGCCAACCCCCGTGGCGTGCGCTACGACCTCAACCCCGACTACCTCACGGCCGAATACGAAGATTCTATCGTGTTCTGCCCGACGGTGTTCACCAGCCTGGTTCCGAAGCCCCTCAGCGGTTTTGGTTCCATGGAGTTCGCGCCGCAGAATTACCGCGGCGAGTTCACCTGGAGGAACATCCCGGATCGTGAGAAGAACCCCGATTCGACGGTTGGTTTCTTCCGTGGCATTTTTGCCAACGGCAGCAAGCCGATCTTCCCGAATCACGGGTATGTCATCCGCCACAAGCGCAGCGCCCCTGCGGTTGTGTAAGTAAAGAAGGAGGATAATTCTAATGCCTCTTCCTTTACAGGTAACAACCCAGGACAAGGTTCTTGCGGCCCAGGTTCGTAATGTTCTCGCCAACGGCGGGACATGGACGAATGTGACCTCCCTCACGGATAGTTCTGGTGGGAGTTTGACAACGCCGAACACAATTGCAGCGGTAACCGACAATGCAACGGCAGCCGCAGCGATTGCAAAATTGGCGTCCAAGGTCAACGAACTCATTGTTCTGATCAATCGGGTTAACGCCTAAAAATTGATTCCCCCGGGGCCTAAAAACCCCGGGGGAGTCTTTCTTTTATGCAAGGACCCTCCGAACAACCCGTCGTACCCAAGTCCAAGGAAACTGCCAAGGACCTGGGCCAACAGGAAAAACCTGTCGCCAAGGACCTGGTCGTTTTCCCGATCCCGCCTGGATTCCTGCCTCCCGAGGATGTGGAACCCGGCGAGTCTTTTGAGGCTGTTTGCCGCCTGCAATATCGCAGGGGCAAGCTGATCCTCGAGGCCGTGGAAGGGCGCGAAGTGCACCTGGAAGCAGTGGCGACTCCCAAACTGGAACCCACCACCTTTGAAAGCGCGGTGGAAGACGGAATGGAGTCGGATGAGGGGATGGATTGACCTAACGGCTGCGATTGTCGAGCAGGCGATTGCCGACCTTGATCTGGCGATCACTCCCTGCAAGGCAAAGCGTAAACCGGATTGGGCGTTCACCCCGGAACATTTCCGGGAGTTTTTCCAGACGGCGGAGGATCTCTGTCGTGTCTGCGGGTTCCGGCTCAACCCTGAGGCGGTACGGGACAGGCTTAACAAAAAACTAACCAAACTGGACGAGATTTATGCCACGCAAGGAAGTAAGCGAAATAGTCGCAAGACTGGCAGGAATTGACGCCAAGCTGGACGGGCTGGCGGAGATGCTTCGCAAGCACGACGCCCATCTGACCGGGCATGACGAGCGTCTTCGTGCCGTTGAGAAGCACATGAATATCGCCTTTGGGTGGGCCGCCGCCGTCGGCTTCTGTATTTCGATCGTTTGGTCCTGGATCTGGACAAAGATTTCCGGCCAACCCTGACGCTTGCTTTTGACAAAACTGTGTCAAAATCAGCCATGGGCGTCATCCTGCTGGTAGCCTGTTTTTTCCTTTCTGGCTGCTCAACAACTTATAAGGGTAGCCCCGACTTTTCCGTAGCTGAGACCCGGCTGGATCTGGCTTACCAGACCGCCGACCCAGTAACCCGAAAGCACCTGGATGAGGCCAAGAAGCAATTGGCTTCCGCCAAACAACTTTGTCTCACCAACACCGAACAGCTTGAGCAGGCGGTCAAGGAACGCAATGAAGCCTTGGCTAAAGCCGAGTACTGGAAGGCCAAACAGCGTAAAGCCCTTAAAGAACTATGGTTTTGGCGCGGGGCCTTGATTGTGGCCGTCCTTTTTGCCGCCAGGGGACCTCTTCTTTGGCTGGCGCGTAAGTTTATCGGGATTCCCTGGTGATCCGCTGGCTTCGCTCGAACTTGCAGGGACTGGCGGCTTTGGCAGTCGCTATCATCATTTTCTTTCTTCTCGGCCCCATCCTTCAGGGATTCGACACGACCGCCGGGGTTGTCGATTTGGGAAGCCTTCATGTTCTGGTCTTTGGGGCGGTTCGTTTTCTTTTCTGCACTTTCTTGGCGTGGAGCGTCCTCCAGCTGGATTGGAAGATGCTCGATCGCTACGTCGACCGGGGGGTTCTCAAGGACGACTGGAAGGAGGCCTGCCCGAGGACGCGGCTGATGGTGTTCGTCTCAGTCTTCGGTCTTCTCCTTCTGGCCGCCATCTTGTCATGCAAATAGCCTATGTTGCGCTTTTTCTTGCGTTTCTTTCCCACTCTCTGGCTGGTCCAGGAGTTGAGGCGCAGAGGCTTCTCGTCGTCGAACAGGCCCGTCGAGCCCTTGGTATCAAGGAAGCCACGGGTCGAAACGACGGGCCCCTGGTGGACGAGATCCTCGCATCCGTAAAGCTTGAAGGCACCAAAGCGCCGTGGTGCGCGGCATTCATCGTCTGGGTCGGAGACAAGGCTTTCGGTGCTTCGTTATTCAACCCCTACCCTCGCTCGGCTTGGTCTCCCGTCTTTGTGGCTAAGCCGACCTGGGACCGCCAGAGGAGGGGAGTGCCCCTCAAGCCAGCCGACGTCTTCGGCATCTGGTTCAATTCGATGGGCCGGGTGGCGCACGTTGGCCTTGTGGAAAAAAACGAGGGGGATTGGCTCGTGACGATCGAGGGAAACACAAACGGTGGGGGCAGCCGGGATGGGGACGGGGTTTACCGTCGCCGGAGAATGGCCGTCAACGTTCTCGGGAAGGACTGGCTATGAGTCAGGCCCTGGGAGCCATCGGGGTTTGCAAGGTGACCTCCGTGCTTTTGGAGCAAGGCTTCCTTGTCAGCCAGCCCATCTATGACCAGGGGTATGATTTGATTACGGACTACAAGGGGAATTTAAAGCGCATCCAGGTCAAGACCACCTCCGGGTATGAGGATTCCCGACGCTCAAAGCTGAAGTTTTTTGCCTTACGGGGATCCGGGTTTCACCAGACCAATACGAAAAAGCCTTACGGCAAAGGTGTGGTGGATGCGTTCGTTTTTTACCATACCAAGCTCAACGCGGTTTTTGTGGTGCCTTTTGAGAAACTTCCGCGCACCCAGTCCGTCTACTTCGCTCCCAACTGCGAGTGGCGGGACAACTGGGACGTCTTGCGGAATCCAAAGAGGGGATAACCTTTTCCCATGGCCTCGCAACAAGAAATGACCCTTTTTGACGGCCAGTACAACTGGAGCCGCGGAATGGACTCCTCTGTCTTTCCGGCTATCGGCGATCCAACTTCCGTGCGGATGGCCATCAACACAACTTTCCGTGGTGGGCGAGCCAAGACCCGTCCCGGCAACCAGCAGATCTTCCTTACTGATGACCCAGATTATCCCGGGAGCCTTGCTCTCTTTACGACTGGAAGAGATGCCAACAACGAAAAAACCGGGAACTATTTCCAGGGGGCCTTTTTCTACACCAATAAGACAAACCCTGAGCTCTCCTGCCTGATCGCCTGTTCCGGCGGGTATGTCTTCAAGATCCGACCCGTCGAGGGGTACGTGGCCAGGTTGCCGGCTTCCGGGATCAACGAGCCCTTTCGCTGGGATGCCACCACCCGCGTGTTTTACTGCCAGGCCGAAAAGTTTTTGGTTATTCAAAACGGTATCGACAGTCCCTTGGTTTACGACGGGGCAGACCTCTACCAGGTTGGGGTAGGGGCGACGGGAACGCTTGGGAAAATCGCCTCGGTACCCGTCGGAACCTTTATGGCTTACGGACAGGGCCGTCTGTTTGTAGTCAACCCTTCTAAGGACAGTTTTAGCGCCGGGGACTTGGTTTACGGGGGTTCGTCCGACCAGCTTACGATTGTTTCCTCCACAGCCGGGGCCGAAACCATTATCACTACCGATGGGGTCCACGGATTTGTGGACGGCGATGTCGTCACAATTTCAGGGCATAGCTCCACCCCTAACATCAGCGGAACATGGAAACTTAGCTATGTCAGTTCGACTTCTTTTAAGATCCCAACCGGAGTCAGCTCAGCCGGGAAGGGCGGGTTTGTCATCAAAGCCAACAACGGAGACGACTCCGATTTGCTCCGGTTTACCGAGACAACTTACCTCAACGAGGGGGGAAGCTTCCAAATCCCGTCTCAGATGGGCCAGATTCGTGGCTTTGCCTTCCAGGCTATTTCCGACACTTCCACCGGGCAGGGGGACCTTTTGGTTTTTGGCGAGAGAGGAGCGGTAACTTTCTCCGTGGCGGTACCGCGGGAGCAATGGAAGAACACACCCGGGTTTATGCGTGTAGCCTTGGACAATATCGGTTTAGTGGCCGATCGCTCCATTGTCGCGGTGAATAACGACGTTTACTTCAGGAGTCAGGACGGCGTGAGGTCTTACCGTCATGCCAGGGCCCAGATTGATGGCTACAACATGACTCCATTGTCGTCTGAAATGGACGCTGTCCTGGACTTCGACACCGAAGGCCTCCTTGGGGCCTCGTCGGCGGTGTATTTCGACAACCGTCTGATGCTCACCGTCTCCCCCAGGGAAAACTACCTAAACATCCAGGGTGAGCCTATCCAGCTCAGGCCGGTGTCTTTTCGTGGGATTGCTGCCCTTGATTTTAACGGGATGGGAGTTGCCGGAAACAAACGCCCCGCCGTTTGGGACGGGGTATGGACCGGTCTGGACGTATTGCAGCTGGTTAGCGGAGTCACAAAGCGTCTCCCACGGTGTTTTATTTTTTCCTACGACTCGGAGTCAAACAGCAACTCTCTTTGGGAAAATTATCCGTGGGCTCTGTTTGATTTCCCCCTTGGGGCTTCCAACCGGAAGATCCAGTGCGCGATTGAGACCCGGGCTTACGACTTTGAGACGCCCTATAACCTGAAGAAGCTGGAACGTGGGGATATCTGGATCGGCGAGCTTTCCGGCGACACCATGGTCAACGCCTACTGGCGGCCTGACGAAAACCCATGCTGGTTTCCATGGCATACGTTTAACACCTGTTCCGAATACGAAACCTGCATTGACACAGTTGCGACCGTCAACGCGATTGCCGGAATCCAGGGCGTCCCTTCCGGAATTAAGCTCGTGGAAATTGCCACCACATGGAAAGTCGATTTTGAGAACCCCGCCCCCGAGTACTACGTCAGGCTTGGGAATACCCGGGAGACTTTTCGCGAGTTTAACACGACCTTGCAAAGCTGGCAGCTCACCACGGCTAATACCTTGCAGGCCGCGCTGAACGCCGCCTTGGCCTCAGCCAACCCGGATGGAACTTCGATTACCTGCACGGTTACCAGGAACGCCAACTCTTTTACGATAGAATTTTCCACGGCGGTCGAGGCTCCTACCGTGATTCCTTCCCCGAGTGTTTGCGGGATTTATCTTCCGGCCAACGTCAAGGATCAGTATCGCTCCCAGATTCGTTTGCCTAACCCTCCCAACGACTGTGTCACTTCCACAAAGAACCTGGCCAAACTCGGGCACAGCTTTCAATTCCGGTTTGAGTGGGAAGGGCAGTTTGCCCTGACCAAGGTCATGTTTGTTGCTTCCCGGGTCGTTGAACCTATCGGAGGAACCTGCAATGCCTGACGAAGATTGTTCCATACTGGAGTGTGGGTGCGACCAGGGGGTTTTCACCAACATTGTTGTCGGCGCAGCCGAAGTCCGCGACTACCTTGCTGACGAAAACGGCAGCGAATTCGTCATTGAAAACGTGGCTGGGTCAGGCTTCCAGATCACGGACGGGGAATTTCTGGAGTTGAACTAATGGCCACCAGGATCTCAGACCTCCCGCAGGCTTCAACGCTGGACGAAACCGCCTGGGTTCCCGTCTTGATCGGGGGCATCACCCGCAAGACCGCCTTAAACAACGTCCTGGATCTTGTGACTCGCGGGACAGTTTCCCAAATCAACGCCGGCACAAACCTCCAGGTTTCTGTCAGCGGTTCTCCCCAAACCATCGCCGTCTCGTTTCATCTTCCCGGCATGGTCATTCCTTATGCCGGCCTTGCGGTGGAGCCACCCGACGGCTGGCTATACTGCAACGGTCAAACTGTCCCCAGGTCGGTGTTTCCGGATCTTTTTGGTGTTATCGGCACAAGATACGGTTTTGATACCAACCAGGATTTTAAAGTCCCTGACCTTCGCGGCAGGATTCCTTTCGGCGCAGCGCAGAACAACCAGCAAGCCAGTCCCCTAAACGGAGCGACTTTTGCTTCCGGCGATTATTTGACTCTTGGGGCTACGGGGGGAGCTCAGGACCATTTGCTTACAGCAGCACAGTCTGCTGTCCGTGCACATACGCATACAGCTAGCGGAACTATGGTCGTGTACGGCGGGTGTAATGACACTGCTTGTTGGGATGACCCAGATGTTCCCCCGCCAGAATGTTACAGCGATTACGGTCAGTTAGGCGAGGTCGGGGCAGGGAGCTACACGTCCTCGGCTTCAACCCCGACAACCTCTTCATTACCCGGCGCAAATGCCGCTCTTCCGCACAATAATGTGCCGCCATGCCTTGTCCTTAAATATCTTATAAAGGCATAATATGGCAATTTTTAAAATTACAGATTTACGGACGTCCGAATTGGCTCAACCCCCGACACTTGATTCGTTCCTACCTTGCGTCCAATCCGGCGTAACCAAACAGGTCTCGGTTCTGCAAATTAAACAATTCTTAGGAGATGGAACTGTTAGGTCTGTAACCGCCGGGCAAGGGCTTGTTTCCGACCCGACCCCCATCACCACCACCGGGACGGTTTCTTTTTCTTCCCCAGGCTTAATGTCCCTTTTTGCCGGTGAACAAGACCCGACCGGGTGGCTTATTTGCAACGGGAGGTCGCTAGCCGTTTCCCAATACCAGGCCTTATTCAACACTATTGGGTACACTTACGGAGGAACCGGGACTAACTTTAGTATCCCCAACCTCATTGGCAGGGCTGTTTTTGGGCTCGACGACATGGGGGTTACGGCTTCGGGTCGCGTTAGCGTTGCCGGAGCCACCTCTTTAGGTTCAGTTACCGGTGAAATAGAGCATGTTTTGTCTGATTCCCAAACACCGTTGGTAGGACATACGCACCAAGTCTCGTCATCGTTTTCTGTCCCAACAGGTCCGGACAGGACTGGGAACAACTTAAGTAGGAATACCGGAAGGCCAAGACGGAATTTTAATACTAATGCCGGTGATTGTTCCACAGAACTGACTCTAGATATCCAGCCGTCTACAAACTCAGGCTCTGTGCCGGCAACCCAGCCTCACCCCAACCTGCCGCCATTTCTTTTGCTCAATTGGATTATCAAAACATGAAAATAAGCGAACTCCCCGAAGTAACTAATGCAACCTTCGGTCTAACTTTTCCGTTGGTCTCCCCCCAAGGCCAAACGCAACAACTTTCGCTTTCCACCCTTCAAGCCAACGTAACGACCACCGGGACCGTGACCAGGGTTGTCGGTGGTAGTAGCGTCACCACCGATCCCTTGTATTTGTCCAGATCGGGTACGCTAAAGTTTTACCTTCCCGGAGCCATATTCCCATTTCCGTCCCAGCAGCCCCCTGACGGATGGCTTCTTTGCAACGGCCAAGAAGTTAGTAGGCGGGACTATGCTGATTTGTTTAGCGCAATTAACATTACTTACGGCCTTGGAAATGGTCGGACTACTTTTAACTTGCCCGACTTACGAGGAAGGACAGTTGCGGGGTTTGAGTTGATGGGCGGTTTAAACTCTTCCGGTCGGCTTACCGCCTCGACCACCAATGGCGTAAACGGTTCGAGTATGGGGGCTGTTGGTGGTCTTGAAAACCACACGCTTTCCCCGCAAGAGTCCGGCCTCAACCAGCACACTCATACCCATGACGTTTCCGTTAGCTGGGGAGGGAGTTACGAGGACGGGAACCGCGGAAATGGCGGAGATGGTGGGAGTTCCAGTCGTTGGCCTGGCAGTTCATTTACCCTAACCTGGAACTACGGTTTTGTGTCGGACGCGACGTCGGATTCCTCCGCTCAGCCCCATCCCAACCTGCCCCCTCTTGTGTTTTTGAATTGGGTTATAAAATACTGACATGGCTCTAATCTCCGGCTCCCTGCCTCCCCAAACCTGCTACGGAACCCCGCAGCAGATGTTGGATCTTTTTGCCCAGTACCTTTCCATCCCAACGCAAAACGTGATTTTGGAAAAAACGTTTTCCACCAATTTTAACGGAACAGCGGTAACCACGGTTCCGACCCAAAGGACGGCTTCTGTTGCGGTGGCTGGTGCAAGCTCCGGGGATCCGGTTTTGATCGGAGTCCCCAACAATCCCCCCTCCGGCGTAATTTACGACGGATATGCTTCCTCCAACACCGTCTATATCCGAGCAACGTTTCTGACAGCCCAAACGCCGGGAACCGTCACGTTTAAAGTCAAAGTCCTCAAGGCTTCCTCCTAATGCCACTTACCTTGCTCGAGGCGAAGACGGCGCTTTCTCCGTATGTAGACAACGGAGTCTGCTCGACCGACTCCCGAGTTGTGGCCCGCATCAACGAGGCCCAGCGAAGACTCCACAGCGTCCGCGCCTGGCTTGGCGTTTTAGCAAGGTATTCGGTCGCCGTAACCAACGGGCAGTTTACTCTCCCGGCTTCCACCGGAGACATCACCACGATTTCAGGATTCGGCTTGGAAAGCGCGACGCGTGTCGCCAGCACCACAGCGGCAGCTGGTTTTTTGACCAACGGAGTCCAAGCTTTTCTCACTGACACCGGGGATGTGCTTCCTCTTAACTTTGTCCCGACTTCTTCCGACTTCCGGACCTACGCCATCGAAGGTTCCTCCCCGGCCAGGGTGGAAGTGACCGGGAAATTAAATTATGTTCCGGCTATTTCTGACAACAACCTTTTGATTATTGACGACATCGACGCCCTGAAATTGATGATTTTGGCTTTGTACCGGGAAGAGAACAACCAGTTTGAAATGGCCCAGGCGCTGGAGAACAAGGCCATCGAGCGTCTGACGGTCAAGACCGACCGGGCCATCGAGGCGGCCCGTCGCGTCAACTACCAGACCAAAAAGGCCAGCACGATCCCCAACAGCCTTGGGGACATGCGTGCAAAACTCGCCCTGGACCTTATGGACGGTCTTCGGGTTTCCGACGCCGAGTTGGTCGACCTTATCAACAATGCCGAGGAAGCCCTGTTTGCCCGTGGGTGCTGGTACGGGACGGTGGATAGCTGCAAAATCGGGGTGACCAACACCAACGAAATTCACCTTCCTTCCATTGTGGGAACTGTCCTGGCCGTCGACATGGCCAACAAACCTGTCTCGCTTTTTGACCGGAGATACGACTTCCATGAAAACGGACCTGGGTACCAGGAAAAAGGGACGAGCGGTTACGATACGCTAGTCGACCGCGGCGAGGCCTTTGTCGCCGGAGAGTGGAGACGGAAGTATTTTTTAAGAAGCGGGTACGCCCCAGAGTGCATTCACATTCTCTATAAAAAGCGCTGGAAGGCGAAGCACCGCGACCACGATAAAATGGACATTCGGAACTACCCGGCGATCAAGGAAATGGTCGTCGCCCTCCGGGAAAAAGAGCCGGAAAAGGCGGCGTTTTATGAAAGTAAGGCCGTGGCGCTTTTGCAAAAAGAGCTGGCCGAAATGCGGGGAGGGGCCAGAAGCCAGCTTCAGATCCAGGGTCCGGCCTTTTCTGCCGGACAAATTACCGCACTGGTCTAGACAAAATGAAAAGCCGTGTAGAACTGGGTCTATATGCAGATTGTTTCGACGTGTTCGAACGAAACATGGGACACACTCAATTTGGACCCAGCGGAAACTTGGGAATTTGTGCACTTTATTTGGGAGGAGATTAACTAAATGGCTACCCTAACAGGCAGGTCGGTGTCTTCTTCTTATCCGGAACTCCTGAAGCTTAACGCTTCCGGGATGACGGAAAACCTCGCCACGATCGAAGACGGTGCCGGGGTAGCCTCTCCGGTCCAACTCAGTTCGACCAGGGTAGCCATCACTTCGGCGGCCACCGCCGGCTTTTCGGTGGCGGCCCCTGCGTCGTTTTCGGGAGCCACTTTGTTCACGTCTGCGGCAAGCTTTACGGGTGGCGCTACATTTTCCTCCTTAACCCTTTCAGCACTTGGCACATCGTCGTACCCAATTAACAACGCTTTCTTCGGCTACGCCGAAGTCAACCTCGACGGGGCGAACAATTCAGGTGGTATTTTCAATAAGGTTACTCTCCAGAACTCCACGGTCTCCAGTTTGGCCGTGGATTTGGCGGTGGCGGATGGGGGTACTGGGGCCAGCACTTTCACCTCCAAGGGCGTGCTTTTTGGAAACGGGTCCTCCGCGATCCAGGCGACCGCGGCTGGCACCAACGGCCAGATCCTCGTGGCCAACGCAACCGGGACGCCTGTCTTCTCGACCCGCAGCCCGGTTTTGACGGTTACCGGAGACGCCACGGGTACGGCAACCTTCACCGATCTTGGCAACGCAACCCTAAACCTCACCATCCCAGCGGGTCAGATCACCGACGCCGACATCACTGGACCGATTTCCGAGTCCAAGATCCCCACCCTTTCGACGGCCGGCAAAGTCTCCGGAAGTGCAATCACCAGCGGTACTATCGCTGGCAACACTGCGGTTAACACCACCGGGGCCATTTCCAGCGGAGCCATCACGACTTCAGCCGGAGTTCAGGCCACCGGCAACATCAGCGGTGCCCAAGGATCTTTCTCCTCGCTCGAAATCCGCGGGACAAACCGGACGTTTGCTTTCCCGACAGTCGACGGAAACGCCGGACAAGTTCTCGCCACCAATGGCGCTGGAATCGTTTCATGGGTGGCTAGTGGGGGAGGTGGCGGTGGCGGTGGTGGAGGCCTGTCTTCGGTTTCTAGCGACCCGGCACCCTTGTTGGGCGGGAACCTGAATGTTGGCGGTTACGCAATCGTCTCTTCGTCGAACGGTAACATATCCATCACACCTAATGGGACCGGAACAACTTTAATTTCGAAAGTCGCCACTCCTGTTACCTCCACCGATGCGGCAAACAAGGGGTATGTGGACTCGGCCATCACAACGGCGGCCGCCACCGCGCAATACAACGCGAGCCAAATTCGGGGAATCAATGTCCACACGGTTACCCCGACAATCGACGGACAGGTCTTGGCTTACAATCTTACCAACAACCGGTATGAAGCTTCCGCAGTCAATACTTCAGGCTTTTGGGGTTTCCGGGTAAACGGAGACCGGCTTGTTGCTGACTACGGGAGCGGCTCTTTTACTCTTTCCAACTATTTTGATTCGATCTTTGCGCCTTTCAGTTCGGTGACGCTCGACTCGAATGGCCACGTCGTTGCAACGTTCTAAAAGGTCTTGACAGAAAAACGGCAAACACTAACCTCTGAGGAATAACACATGCCCACACTCGACCTAGGAAAAATTAAGTTTGTTTGGAAGGGAGCTTACAACGGAGCCACCACCTACGAAGCTGACGACGTCGTTTCGTACCAAGGCAGCTCTTACATTTACAAAAACGCGACTCCCGCAGCCGGAAACCTTCCGACCGTCGCAACTCACTGGGATCTTCTCGCCCAAGGCAGCGACCTAAGCATTCTTAACACCCAGGGTCAGATTCTTTTCCGCGGGGCCAGCGGCTTACAGGCTCTTGCTCCCTCCACCTCCGGCTACATTCTCCGTACCAACGGAGCCGGGGCGAATCCTTCCTGGGATTCTTTGGAAGCCTCCCTGGACCCGGCTACAAGAGCCGACCGTTTCCATTATCCGAAGCACGGTTATTCGCTTTCCGGAGACAACGGAAGCCACCTTATCTCAAGGGACGGGAGAGTTTACTTTGGCGGAGCCTCGTTGGTTGCGAGCGGAGTTTCTTCCGCCGCAGACTCCGCCACCCCGTCGACGGCTTCGGGTTATGCAAGCACTCCGGCAAGGCACGCGGTCCTGCCCCGTGGCGCAAAGGCCCACAAAGTTTTTAATTTTAATGCCACCTCCTACATAACCGACGCTAACGGGAATCTGTATTCCGCCGGAGCCAACGCCAACGGCCAACTCGGCCTCGGTTTGATCAGCAGCGGCCCAGCCGGAACCACCACGGCAGACACGACTGCCCGTGGTCGTTTTACCCAGGTTGTGTTCCCGAACCACAACTATCCGCAAATCGGTTCGACCGATACGCCCAAGATTGTGCATGTTTTTTCCGGTAACCAGGAGAACCACACCGATTCAACCAGGGTTTACGCGGTGGACACTCACGGCTTCCTGTGGACCTGGGGGGACAACACCTCAAATTTCATGGGTATCGGGACCGGCTATGGCGCGACTATCGCGTCCCCGGTGCGAATCCCGACCTTCATGGCCACCGGAACGGTCAACGCCAATTCGGCCATCAACCAGCCGGCCGCCAACGGAACCCGAAAACGCATCAAGAAAGTCACGGCTATCGCGAATTCCGCAGAAAGCTTTGCCCTGGTCGAGAAAGACGACACTAATCTGGCCACGGAATCCGGAGTGTTCTACTGGGGCCAGAACTCCGGTTGCACGGCAGTCGGTAACAACACCGCTGCCACCATTTCGCTTCCGGTGCAGTTCTCCCGTGCGGCCCTCAATCTAAACGCTGGCGAATGGGTGGTCGACATTTTCGCCAATTCGACCCGGATCGATGCGACGGCAAGCGGCACCTTCACCATTCTGACCAACACCGGAAGAATGCTGTCCTGCGGGACGAACACCTACGGAGTCCTTGGGATCGGGTCGACCACCAACAACTTCGGTAACCTCGCGGAAATCTCCACGGCCACGGTTGGCGGCGGAGTATGGGCGACCCCGACGGCCTGGGTTACACCTGCGGGGATGACCAACGCAGACTTTAACACCCAGTGGACTGGTGCCACTTTCGAGACCCAGTTTGCCACTCTTGACGAAGCATGGTCTTTCTCTGGTACCTTCCGCTACGCCAAGACCGCCAACAATTACTGGGCTTTCTGGGGCACGCAAGACGCGACCGGTTCGTCCCAAAGAGGTGGGTTTGCAGGTGTCGGAAACTTGACCGCAGCCCAGTATCTCCCGACCCAGCTAATGTTCCGGGATAGCCAACACGAGGAAAACGCGACTTACCGTACCGCTACCGACGAGTTTGGCTCCAGCCAATTGGTCACGGGTAACGCCCTTGGGTTTACGATCTCCATGCTTCGCCACGTTGGCGGAATGTGGAACGATACGCCAGCCACCAACTTTATCCGTACCGCGACGATCGTGGTGATGTCAAACGGTCGTGTCTACATGACCGGGTTTAACGGCAACGGCCAAAACGGCTCGGGCGACACCTTTACCTCGACCGGATTTTTCCGACGGGTTCGTATTGATGATCCGGTTCTTCAAGAAGGCACGATCATTGACGCAAGAGTTGTCCGCGGCCAACAGGCTTCCCTGACGGTCGGAAACCCGACAGTGCGTATTCTCTTCAGCAACGGCGACGTCTATTGCTGGGGCTCTAGCGCGAGCGGTAGCGGATTTTTGGGATCAATCTCGTTTGTGCCCTGCCGGGCTCATCTTGGAGGGATCGTCTACTAACATGATTATTCAATCCAGATCCGTACTCTCGAAACCTGAATCGGCCTCATTGACTCACCTCGGGGACTACTCCGAGGGCCACGTCTATAAGACTGAAAGACTCTCCGACGTGCAGGCGGCAAACCCTGACGCCGAAATCTCGGAAGTCCCTTCAGAAAACATGCCGGTTCTTCGCCGGGTTTTGTTCACAGCGGTTGAACTCAACCGTAAGACCCAGGAAAAGATTCGTTCCAAGTACTCCCTGGAAGACGAGCTTGGCGCTATCCGCACGAACAACCAAGAGTACAAAACTTTCATCGATCAGGTTATCGCGGAACACAACGCGGCCAAAGACGCGCTTTTCTCGGTTTAACAAAACCGATGCGCCCGAGCGAGGCGTAAACCTTCATGGAAACATTCCCAAAAGGGGTGGCCGTCTTGGCTTGGGCGCAGGAGTATACCGCCGCCCACAACTTCAAGGCCTCCTTACTAACCGACGCTCCGACAATAACCTGGGACCTGGCCTCAAATCAGGTGGCAAGCGTCACTCTCGGGGGTAACCGGATCCTGGGAAACCCCACCAACATGAAAAACGGAGGCGTCTATGTTCTTTTTGTTCGGCAAGACAACCTAGGAGGACGTACGCTTCAGTTTGGGGATGCTTTTCGATGGTCTACCGGAAATCTGACCCCAACCCTTACTGCCACCGCAAATCGGACCGATATCCTGACCTTTGTGTCTGACGGTTTGAGAATGTATGGGTCGGGTTCCTTTAACTACACGCCTTAACCATGCCATGGCCTGTTCTCCCATTTGGGTTTATCGGAACCTCTGTCGGGAAGAACTTTTTAATTTACGGGAGATTACCCCCTGAAACCATTGAAGTCTTTGTTGTCGGGGGAGGAGGCAACTCAAATGGGGCAGGAGGGGGAGGGGGAGGAGGGGTTAGACCTTTATTTTCTATCGCTACTAATATGCTCGGCACACCGCCCCCGTCAGAAATTGGCCAAGTAGTGGTTGGCGGAAGCGGACAAACCAGTTCTTTTGCTTTTAAAGGAGTAACCTATTCCGCATCTGGGGGGACTGGCGGAGGGGACAACGGAGGAACGCAAGGCACGCCAAATGGATACGGAGGGGGGTCAGTTGTCTATAGGTCAAGTTTTGGAATAACAAATGGAGGAGGTGGGGGAGGCTACTCTGGGCCAGGGGGAAGCGCATTTGTTGGAAACCGAGATTGGTACGGTAACAATCGCGGAAGGACATGTGATTTCGGCGGTTTGGGGGCTCAAGGAGTGGCTGTCGAGACCAACATGTCAGCTGTTATCGGGTCTTCTCACGTAGGGTCTGGCGGGGGCGGGAGAAGTTCGGGAGGTGCATGCCCCAATAGCGCACCTGGAGGGACAGGAGCCGGGGGAGGGGGCGGGGGATCAGCCTCAATGTACGGTTGCGGAGGCGGAGGCGGAGGAGGTGTTGGGCGGCAAGGAATTGTGGTGGTACGATATTTGGGCCAACAAGCCGCGCCAGGAGGCACCGTCAGTTACCGAAGCCAAGACAATAAGACGTATCATGTGTTTACGTCTTCGGGGCAGTTAGAGCTATGAAGCAGGGCAATCTTGACAAACAATTGCCTAACTTAAACTTAGGACACCCCCATGCTAGAAGCCATAAGCGTAAAACAGCCAAAAACAATAGACCGCGACATGGCTGAGTTGATCTCGGAATACCTGTCGAGGTTTATCCCGGCCTACCAAAAAATATCGGTAGCCGGTCTTGTCGAAGAAGCCTGCCGAGACGGAGGTCTTTTTGTCTCCAAGAAAGGCGTGCTCGGCTGTTCCGCCAAGGGAGGGGGCACCTGGAAGGTTTTGTTTTTTACCGCCGAAGACAAGCCGACAAGGAAAGCGCTGGTCTCGAAAGCCGCGGAAGTGCTTAAGGCTGTCAGGATAGAATTCGCAAGGCCGAAATACCACGATCGGGAATTTTCCAGGGGCCCGGAATTCTGGGCAAAACTGGTCTGAGGAGAAACAATGGCCGACAAACCATCAAAACCAGAATTTAAGACACCGGTATACGAGCAGCTCTCGTTGCCGGAGTTGCAGACGGCATTGGAGAAATACATCGGCCAGGAGGGTTCTTTTGACCGGCTGCAGGGGACCCTGACGAAATCGGCAAAGCTCAAGCTCGACGGTCTCGAAGAGTTGATGCCCGGGTTTAGGGGCAGCGTAACCAAAGCGGAGCAAACCGCAAAGTCACTGGCCCAGGGGGAGATGCCGGCGGACGTAGCCGAAAAAATCTCAAAGTCCGCCGCTTTTAAGGGCCTGACGGCCGGGCTTAGCGGACAGCAGCGCCAGACGCTTGAGGCCAGGGATATGGGGACAACCTCCCTGGCCTTGATGGGGCAGGGAATCGGCATGCAGCAACAGCTAAGGCAGGAAGCACAAACCTGGATGCCGTTGCAGGCTCTAAACCTGGCGTTCAGTCCGCAAGCCATCCGACAGGAAGACGTGACGCTTGCTGAATACAACAACAAAATCAAAAACCAGCAGGCGGAAGCGAATGCCAACACCTACAACCGCCAGCAGCAGGCCAACTACGAATACGACAGCCGGTACGG